ACCTTACTAAATCGTCTCTTGTTATTAATAATGCTTCTGCCATTATCTTGGGTTTATAAATCCTCGGTTCGGCATATCGATTGGTCGAGTGCTTACGAGTGCATTGTTTTTAATTTTATATCCAAATTTTTCCGCTTTTGCTACGGCTATTTGTTTTGCTTTAGGACTATTAACGTCTATTCCGAAGCGTGAATCGAACTGCGCGTAAACTTGTTTATTCCATCGGTGGTGGCAATTAGCACCCCCTTTGTATAACCATATATCGTAAGTTAAATTCCCGCCTTTACCGAAACCGATTGTTCTTCCTTCAGCGTTGGTGTAGAATCCATTAACTACTGATTTACTCATTCGTAAAATATCTTCTTTACGATAAATCTTCTTTGCGCTTTTCATTAACTTACAAAATGGACGCGTCTTACCACTTTTTCCGCCGTCTTCGCCTTCGTAAACATAACGAGTTATAAACTTAACCCCGTCGATAACTTCGTCTTGTTCGGACTTTGCGTTAGGAAAAGCCATTCCCGTATTAACCAATTCTACTAATCGACTAAACAAAGATTTTTCGCCTTTAAGGGTTTTGTTTTCTTCTTCGTCCGTGTCGTAGTCAACGGGTGCTTCGTCTATTAATAGCCAATCTTCTTGGGGTTGTTCTCCAAATTCTTGTAAGGCTAACGCGATTTGTTCTTCAACACTTTGGGACTTGAGCTCAGTTGCATCCGCTCCCGTTTCTTCGGTTACTTGTTCTTCGGTTTGTGCGTTTTCTAAATCAGTAAATTCAAGTGGTTTAAGAGTTCTAAAGAATAATTTTAACGCAATTCCGTTAAACGCTAACACCTTATCAAACGCTTCTAAGATTTCATCTTGAAACGGCTTAATAATCATATTGTTAAATAGGATAAACGAGTTTTGCAATTCATCTGCGTTAGAACTAAATCCGTTAGACGAAGCAATACCAAAAAGTAATGGACTTGTTACGTTATGACCAAGCATTATTTTACGTAAACATTCTTCCGATAAATAAGTGTAATGGTCTGGTGCGTCGTTTAATGGAATATCGTCAACGGTTGTTTTTGATTCTTGGTTAGAATTGAACGCTACGATAACTTTTTGACCTTTAGAACCAGTTAATTTTCCTAGAACTTTTTGAGAAATTAAATCTTGTTGTTCTTCTGAAGGAACTCCATTATTAAAGTTAACTACTTTCGTTCCACTGAATCCGTTTTGAACTTCATTAATTAAATAGTCGCTTACTTCTTCTTCAAGAACGGCATAGGGAATTGCGCCTTGGTAGTCGGGAAAACTATAATATTTCATCGAAGGCGAATAAGGCTTAACAAATAAGATTTCAATTTTCTCTTTTGAGTAGCCAAACGCAGGAATTCGCATCGGTGGGAACTTACGTACTTCCTTCCAATTATCAGAATAATAATACCCCGTTATTTCGCCTTTATCGTTGCATTTTTCAGCGCGTAAAAGATTCACGGGTATATGATAAGCCTTTAAAATTTTATCGTGCTTTTCATTGTAATGAATCTGCATTGCAAATTGACCAAATAACTTACGATCAAATACCATTTTACGAACGCAATCCGAACTAAACAAGGTCATCATTTGAGCGTATTCGTTAGGTTTACGCGAAGCATCTAAGGCGCTTAAACCTTTGCCATATATCAAACGAGTAACGTTATTTATAATCGCTCCATTTGTTGTTGAGTTTGTATATCTATCTACAAGATAATCAAAGTAATCGTCATTTTCACCCCAACCTACCCAAGCATCGCGGGTATTTTCTTGAAGTACGGGTTGTTGGTATTCTGCTAATTGTAAAACGTGAACGTTATTCATACATTATAAAGTCGTTAGTTGTTTGGTTACTTATATATTGCCCGTCGTTAACCGAGAATGTGTCTATCGGTTGGTTCGTGCAAAACATACGCTCTTTTAATAGTATATTTCCTAATGCGTCTTTAATAACAACCCAATAAAATTGGTTTTCTTCAGTGGGTAAAATTCCGCTAAAATCATATACATAATCCCCCGCCGTAAACGTTCCTGCAACTACTTGAGTCGTATTCGTGTTTTCGCCCGTTAATTCCAAGGTTGCGGGAGTTCCGTAACGTGGAATAAAGTTAAATGTTTGGCTTACGTTAGATTCGTTAACTACTATCATATTTATATAACTCCTATTCCGTGTTTTTGTGCATAAAAAAAGGGGTGTTTCCACCCCCTTAACGTTATGAAACAAAGTTCTTAGTTAGTAACTACCGTAGGGTTACCCAATAAAGCAACTAATGCAGGTTCGTCGCTACAATCTAGGAAATTGGCAGGAACTGCCTCTTGCCCCGTGAAAGTAAGTTGATAACCATTGTAGTCCCCCAACTGCGTTCCGCTATTGATAGAACCCGCAGTAACATCCATTCCGCGAACTAATCCCGCAATAAAGAATTGGTTAGCGTTTGTTTGAACGATAATGTTCGGACGTCCGTAAGCCAATAACTTAACTTGCTTGTGAGCAATCGCATCTTGTCTTTTTAATTGTACCGTTAACACTTGTTCGAAGAATGTAGTTCCGTTATCACGTGAACTTGTAATCGTAGTGTCAAAAGTGTTAGCACCTTTTAATTCAAATTTGTAAATTGAACTTAAAGCGGGTAAAGAAATACCCGTAATTACGTCTTCTAAGCCTGGCGCAATGTCGTAAGTAACATCGGTATAAGGGTCGTAAAGTCCGTAGTTAAGAACATAAATAGCTTGGATTCCCGAAATTGAATCCTTACATTGCTCTAATCTTCCGTGTGAAATATCGCAGCTCATTTTATTTTATTTTTTTAATGTTTAACAAAAAAAGGGTGGCAGTTTAATCCACCACCCCTTTATATTTTGGTTAGGTTGATTATCCGTAAATTACGATGTCTTCAATAACTCCGTACTGAGTACCTGCCGCCATTCGCATAACTACACGAACGTTGTCATCTCCTAAAGTAGCGCTTGTATCAATTACTCTAACTTCTTGAGTGTCGCTTAACAAAGAACAACCGAAATACAAGTTAGAAGTAGTTGTAGCCATCATTGAAGAAGTTGGTAATCCGTTAGCCATAAATAATGGAAGACCATTAAATGTAACCATTCCGTTGTTATACCACATTGTTCCTTTAGCGTCAACACCACTATTTGAAGTAGCCAATGCAGAGAAACCACCTAATGCAGCAACGTATGCTTTAAGCACGTCTTGAGAAACGTAGATTTTCAAATCCGCTTTTCCGTAAAGAGTAGCAGGAATTGCGTTGTAAACTGATTGTAATGCAGGGATAACGTTACCCGCGTTGATAGCACCACCCGCGATATTTTGAGCGATTGGTAAGTTAGGGTCTGCTTGAGCAGTTGTAAACAACCCGTCAAATTGTCCACTTACTGCGGAAGAACCTTGCCAAATAGAAATCTCGTTAGCAGCGGCTACTTTTTCAGCAGCGTAAGCGATTAAATAATCAGAAAAAGATTTAGGTAAAGTGTCGAAAGAAGAATATCCCATTTCGATAGATTGCCAAGTTGAGTGAAATTCTGATTTACAAAAAGTCATATTCACTTGAAGGTCTTTAACTTGAAGTACACGCTCGGTTAAGTCAACCGTTCCAACAGGAGTAAAGTCGCAAGATGCGTCCTTCAAAAAATCCGTTGTCTCAAGTCGTTGAATAACTGCCTTGTATTTCACATTAGGCATAACGGTAACACCGCCGCCTTCGATTGTTGGTGCGCTTAATAAAGCCGCAGATACGTACTTACCTGCCCATTGACCAGCGTAAGAAGTAGTAATTGTTGGATTAGCCATTTTTTTTTAATTTAATTATTTATACATTTTGTTAAGTACGGAATCCATAATTCCGCGTGGTGCTTTTTTACCGATTTTAGTGAACTCGGTTTTAGCTTCATTCTCGGGGTTAAAAGAAATTGGAGCGGGTGTTTCCATAAGTTCGGTTGCTTCTAATGCAACTTCGTCAACTTTGGTTAACTTCGCTAACTCAACTTTTAACGCTTCGTTTTCTTCTTTAAGTTTTTCCATTTCGCTAAAGAATGTTTCTTTAACGATCGATTCGATAGTTTTTTTAGGAGTAGATACAGGAGCGCTCATTTCTTCTTCGGGCATCGGCTCGGTAGTTTCTTCTTTTACTTCTTCTTCAACTTCTTCTACTTCTTCTTCCTTTTCTTTAACTTCGGAAATAATACCTTCTTCAACGATAACAAGAATTCTTCCGTCTTCTAATTCGTATTCTCCAACGGGAACGGCTATCTTTTGTTCGTCTTCAGTTACGACAAAAACTTCTTTTCCTGCCTCAAACGAATCCGCTTCGATTTTGGTAACTCCATCGCCCATAAGCATTTGTTCTAACTTAATTTCGTTAGATAACAACGCTTTGATTTTTTCAAGTAGTGTGCTATTTTTCATTTGTGTTTATTTAGATATTTACTTTATTAGACGTTAATTTTTTATTGTATGCGTCTATCTCTTTTATAGCTATTGAAATAGTTTCTTTTTTGTTTTTAATTACGTTAGACGGCTCAACTCCTAAATCTTTAGACATTTGCTCAATTTCTTGATAAATTGCATTTGCTCTTAAAAATTTTTGTCCCGCTTGATTTAATACATTTTGAATTGACTTAGCTAATTCATTGTAATTGATTATATTTGTTTCTGCCTTTGCTTGCATATCTAATGCTTCATTATATGCTTTTTCAAAATCAGTTACTATGCTCAACTCAACTTCGTGTGTACCTAACTCAACTTTTTTAGCTTGGATTTCGTCCGCCTTGTTGATTTTGTCTAAAATTGTTTTCATATTATTATAATTAAAGGTTAAAAGTTTTGTTGCATTTTGTTACGGCTTCGGATACCAAAGCGGGGGTGGTGGAACGGGGTTCGGTGGCGTTACGTCGCTTCCGATTCCTTGGTTTTGTAGTTCGCCAGTGCAACACTTTGAGTTATAGGTATTGTCTTTGCATAAACAACCACGCTTACCACCACGTGGACTATTTCTTATTTCTTGTCTTCTTGCTTTCATCCTTGACCGCGATTTAGTTTTTTATAATTCTTTGACGTTTTAAGTTGGCTCGTTTTTGATTTAGCGTGTACGTTAGGACGCTTAATCTTCGGCTTTTGAACGTGGTTAGAAGTTGCAACTTGTTTAGCCATTTATAACTTTACATTTTTAGGAGAAACACTTTTACTATAACTCAAAAGGTCTTCTATTCTTTTCATTGTTGAGTCAATATTTTTAGGATAATCAAACCCTAATTCCGACGCTTTGTTAACTATTTCCGTATATGCTTTTGTGGTTCTATTGTAGCCTGCATTAATATCTTCAATTCGTATTTGTATAGTTTTCAAATTAGTTTCCAAAGATTTCTTTTGGTTTTCTAAATCATTTTTTAATTTAAAGTATTGATTTAATTTACCTTCTAATTCCGAACCTTCTTTTTTTAGTAAATCTCCATTAACTATCGTTTTATTTGCTGCTTCCGTAAAATCGCTAATTACACTTAAATTAACTTCGTGTTTTTCTAGATTTGTTTTTTCGATTGCTTCGATTTTTCCTAACTTGTTTAGGATTGTGTTTAGATTGCTCATTTTATTTATTTTTAATTTGTTCTAATTTACGTTGCGCCCATTCTATACCTTCGTCTCCACCCCAAGCTAACCAAGCCAACCTTCCGCAACCGTCTCCCAATTCTTTTTTAGAGTTTTGTCGGTGGCGTTCAAAACTTGCCATTCGTGAAATCGTTTCTTCCGAAATCGGTTCGTTATTTGCTAATTGATTAGCGCGTTGTTTTCCCGTTGCTTCTAGACAATCCCCCCAACCATTTTCTTCGGCGTATCTAATTGCGATCTTTGCGTTTTCAATTGCTTGTTTAGGGTAGTCCGTGTAAGATTCTAATTCGATTCCAAGTAATTTTTTAAGTTCCATTATTACCTCGGTGGCTTCGTCTTCTTCGCTACTCATTTCGAATTTATCAGCGAAGTAACCTTCTATCGAGAATCCTTTTACTTTGCCTTCTTTAACATCGTTCCAAACTTCGTCGTTGTTTACTTTCATCGAAATCATCCAAGTTCCTTTAGGAAGTGAGAATCCGTAAAGGTTTGATTTGTCCTTCTTTTCGTCTTCGATTATCCAAGATTCAACCACGCTTAAACCTTTGAGTTTTTTTTCGTGTTCGTAGGTAGCGTTGTTTTGATTTGAGCGCATTAAAAACAATTCACTTGCTTTTCGGATAGTATCTTCGGAAAAGTAAATATAGTATTCTTCGTTCTTTGCGTTGCGTCGGTAAATTTGTTTATTTGGAACTAAAGCCGCACCCATAAGAATCCTTTTCTCCGTGTCGATTTCTTTGAGCTCTATTTCGTGTTTATTTAAGGCTACAAAGTTTTCTTCGATTGCAGGAGAATGAACAACGCTTACTGCGTCTATTCCGCTTTGTTCATCGTTATCGTCTATTATCAATTCAATGATTCTCATAACTTAATAATTTAATTTGTTTTAAAGTGTTGCGTTTTGTATTCGGTTACGGTCTAAACTTTGTGCCGTTGTTACTTGTCCGCTCACTACGTAGGCTTGTGTCGGTTGTTGTTGAAGTTGCGCAAGTTGGTTTAGTCCGTTATTGCCTACGACATTAAACGAAGGCGCTTGAGTTCCCCCCGACATTCCACCACCTACCGAACCACCACCACCACTACCACCCGCACCAGTAGAACCACCACCTTCGAACTTTTGTGTAGCAATTTTAGCAACGTTAACTAATCCCGAAGCAATAGCCAACCCCGCCGCAACCGCTCCACGAACGGGAGAAGAAGGGTCGGGAACGGGAGTAAACTGCGATAAATAAGCCGCGTTTGCACTTGTGTAAGTGTCAACCAATGCAGTTGCTATATTTGCCGCTTTTTTAATTGCAAAGGCGCGTTTAGCTTGTTTCTCTGATTTCTTCCCGAACATTTCCGTAATGTCCGAAATAATACTTAGTCCTTCTTTTGCAAAACCCGCATTTCTTTGGATTGCTTCTTGTCTTCGCGCTTTATCTTCGTCGTCGAATTTCTTGTTAGTATCGGCAATTTGTTTGCCATACTTTTCTTCCATTAACGCTTTTTGCTTTTGGTATTCTTCTTCGCTTATTGCTTTAGCGTCTAACTGATTATTCAAAGCAAGTAATTCAGAATCGTAAGCCAGGTCGATAACCTCAAGTTCTTTAGCGCGTCCGTCTTTCATTCCGTCTATTCGTAATTGACGGGCGTTCTTTTCTACTTCATACGCCGCCATATCCGCTTCGCGCATTTTTTGTAAAAGTTCCGCATCTTTTTCGGCTTGTGCTTGTTTTTCTAAATCGTTGTATTTTTTGGTTATATCTATTTGGTCTTGTTGGTATTTCTTAGTTAACTCCGTTGTATCTTGTCCCGCCTTATCCGCTAAGGCGCTCATTTCGTCGTATTTATTCGCAAGTTCTTGGAGTTCTTTTTCTTTAGCATCGGTTATTTTTGCTTGTCTTTCAGCTTCAAGTGCGTTTAAATATTCAGTCATTGACATATCCGCTTCTTTTTGGTCTTTAGCTTGCGAAGTCGTAGAACCTTTTTTCAAGTCGCGTATTTCTAATTCAGCGCCTGCAATTTCGCTTTTAGTTTTTGCCAACCCTTTTTTCATTTCTTTAATAGCCGCGTCTGATTCTTTTGCTATTCCTTCGGGGTCAAAAACCATTTTAGATAATCCGTCCGCTGCGTATTGTCTAAATTCAGTTAAATAACTATTTATAGTTTTATATTTTATTTCATCTGCGCCAACCGCTCGTAATCCTGCGTTTACCGTTAACATAGTGGCGTCAACTAATCCGCCTAAAATTCTAAACGGAATCATTATAGCCTCTATCTGCAAAGTAAGATAACCTTCTACCAAACTTTTATTTCGCTTAGCCGCGTCTACTTCTAATTTCTTTTTCTTTTCAGCTAACGCAATTTCTTCTTCTTCTTCTTTGGCTAAAACTTTTAATTTACCTTGTCGGATTTTTAAAATATCTTCTTCAGATTTTCCTTGAAGTCGTAGCGAGTTTTCTTGAAGGTCTAATAATTCTACTTCGCTTTGTGCGTTTTCGACTTGTTGATGCGATAACGCTAAATTCTTTTCGAATTCTGCGCTTACTCCACCAACTGCGGCTTTAATATCGTCCCAGTAAGCGACTACCGTACCAAGTGCAATTACAAGCAAACCGATTCCCGTTGCGGCAAGTGCGCCTTTAACTCCATTTAATGAGACCTTAGCCGTTGCGCTCATTGCCTTAAATGATACACCCGTAGCGACGTTTGCAGCCGCCTGTGCTTCGGTAGCGGCTATGTTTGCAGCTGTTGACGCAGTTTGTTCGGCAGTTGCCACGGCATCCGCTTCTTTCGTTACAACCAATACGCCTAATTTTACTAAAGCATCTTTTACAACCGTACCTAATTGCTTAAATGAATCTTTGGCTTCCATTAAACCTTGGAAACCTTGAGACAAAGCCATAGCGCTTTGAACCTTTAACATAGTTTCTTCAACCGCTGCTGATTCCACGCCTACTAATCCCATAGCGCCTTGAACCGCGGAAAAGCCGTCAAGAACTCCACCAAATGACTTGCTTAATGCATCAAATTTAGCGTCGGGATTAAACGAGTTTACTAAATCGTTAGTAAATCCAATTTGGTCTTTTAATTCCGCGGCGGCTTTAGCGGCTGCGATCGCTTCGTCAGAAGTTTCTCCGTATGCTGCGGAAACCTTTTGAAGTTCTACAACGGCTTCTTTATATTGCGCTTTTAAACTTTTTGAGTTATCTTGAATCTCTAATTCAATAGTTCTTTTTTCTGCCATTTCTCTTTTGTCTTTGTATTTTAAACTCCCTAATCGCTTGTTTGTAGTTCGCAACCACACCCGTGTGTAGTTGGTATTTACCTTTTGCGATTTCAATATATTCGTGTTCGCCTACGAAATCCGCTACTTGTAAAAGGCTTACTATTTGATTTATATAACTCATATTCTTAAAATTACGATTTCGCTATATTCAACATTTCCGTTTTGATAAACGTATTCACAACGCACGTTAATTACATCGTTTCTTCCTTCGGTTTCTAATTGTACACCCGCTTCGGTTACTCTTAAATTACTATCTTCGGTTGCTCGGTCTTTATCCCCAATTACGGGCGGCAAACTTATTCTAATCGTTTGAGATGAACTTATAGAAGTTGGGTTTATAATTACTCCCGTATTTCCCGAAGTAAAGTTAACTAAGGTTGCGAAATTTGGCAACGTAATTGGAACGGTTACTTCTTCTTGTGCTTCGCCCGTTTGAATAACTCTAATCGGTAAGATTGGCATAAAATCGTTTAGTAGTTGGAAGGTAGTTTCTCCCGTTACTAAGTTCGTTTTCATTTCGTTAATTAGGTAGCGCTTGTCTCGAATTATTAAACGATCATTTAACTGCAATCCCGTAAGAATTGAGACGGGTAAATTCGCCTTAATACTTGTTAGCCTATTTTTAGGGTTGAACAAGTTGGTCAAGTAAGGAAAATAATAAGTAGCGAATATGCTTTGTTGAATCGGAGTTAACCAATAAGAAGAAGTTTCGGGCGCAAAGTTTAACGAGTAGTTTATTCCGTTATCGGTTAGGTCTTGTCCGAACATCGTATAATCATACGTCGTATACAAAGAACTTCCGTCGGTAAAATGTATATGGTTTGCTAAAGTTACCCCTCCGTATCTATAAAGTAAACACGGCTTCGGTATATAAGGCGCGTATGCCTGGTCTAACGAATAACCAACTTGTAATCCAGTTGGAACTCCCGAATGTGTAAATTGATTAAATAAAATATTCTCGAACGGAACTTCTATTGTGAATTCGCCCCCATCGTATGGGTATTGATATTCCGTGTTTCCATAT